CAAATTGCTCGCGTGCCTCAATGTAACTGCACTCACTCTTGCTTTTGCAATAGTAAAGTATTTCTCTGGAGAAGTTTTCGGTGCCTAGTGTGATTACGTCTGCGGTTAATTCTGGGCTTGACCCGTAGTACTCACGCCAATCTGAATCGATCTTGGTGCGTATCTTCTTCCGCTTCTTGATGCCGTTCTTTTGTTTTACAGTTTTGTACGTTGTTTTTGAAAATTTTGCTAATTTTTTGCCTATGTACTTGCGTCCAGATAGATTATTTGTGATCTGATAAACAAATCCCACACATTCTTCGGGTAAAGTCTCAACTGGGGTGTCTTGATATTGCCAGGTCATGTGAGTTTCGGGGAATTGCCTTTCGTGCTATAGTTATGCCTTGTGTTCAAAGTTCACGTAGAAAGTTGCCTCTTCTATCACAGTGTTTGGGGATACTGTGGTAACGTATCTTATAAAATTGCTGACGTCGGTCAATGCTATACCGTTGCCTGTCCATGTAGGGCGACTGCGGCTCAATTCTGTGTCCAGTCGATCAGGAGTGATCAGTGTGGTTCTGAACTGCACTAAATTTTGTTTGAATGCCTGTGTGCCTTGGCGACTAGCATGACTCAATGCTGCCTTGGCCACACGATATGTTTCAAATCTGGGTTCGGGTGCCACAAGGTGTTTTTCTCCTGTGCTGCCGATGTTGAAAATCCAACCTGTTTTACCAGCAGTTCGCCATGCATCGTACACAGCAAAATACAACTGTGATTGCCCAAAGTTGGCCCACAATTCCTGGGGAGGGCCATCAAATGCATTGTTTACAAACACATCATATTCCAAACTTAACACAGCAAGCTCATGTGTATTGTGGTTAATATCGAACCCATTGGTGCGACTGGCGCTGTCTGCACCAAACACATCCACTAAGTGTTTGCCTAGTCCTCGATTGCCACCTGTTACTAACATTTTCATTTTGATTGATCCCATACTTTTGTAAACTTTTTACCACAGGTCATTGCACATTCAAACAGTCTGTTGCTGTTGTTGAACGATGCTACGAGGTCCTGCCAAAAATCATTGGCAAATATTTCCGGTAATGTCTTGTGATGTATATTCAAATTATCTAGTCCATAACGTTCTAAAAATTCACGAACTTGATTTTTACCATCCACTGTGCTCAGTGGGTTTGCACCAGGTAAGGTGCCATCGCTAAATCTTGCATCATACAAGTTGTGATTGAAAAAATTACAAGGCAATACTGTGCCTTCGGCATTGATTGCCACTTTGTTGCCCTTCAAGGCATCGCACTGTATGGGTGTGGTATCAAAATATTCTTTAATGTTGATGTATTGTTTTTTAAGCTCGGGTAGGTATTGCATACTGCGATTTCTATACTGCTCTTGCCGCGGTGGTTCCAACACATGATCTGCATTGGCAACTGGCCATGAATCCATTTCAGTCATTGTGGCATGATTTAAAAATCTACCAGTCTTGCGTATCAACACATTGTGGAACCCCATAGCCTTGCCGTACTGTTTGACCAAGTCAATTTGATATTCATTATGTTTGAACACAATAAAGTTCCATTGTGCTCGTCCACCTGCGTTGATAAATGCTTGAGCATTAGCAATAACACTGTTGTATTTTACATTCTTTCTGTACAGATGTAAAGTGTCTGCCAAGCCGTCTATGCCAAAGTCTATCTGTCCATGGCCATTTATGATGCGGGCCATCTCTGTCCAGTACTCGGGATCATGCACTCCACCATTGGTGTGTATGTACAACCACAATGTGGGACTCTTGCGTCTAAAGTCACGCAAGATATCTAAAAAGTCTGGATGCATTATGGGATCACCATAACTGCCGCAAAAAAACACTTGTCGTAGTCGTTGACACAATTTACTATCAAACGCTTGATCAATAGTTGCACGTGACAAGTGTATGAGTGGCATGTAAGGATTGATACCTGTTCCCAAGTTGTTGCGAGGGCATTGAGGACAGGCAGCATTACAGTAGGTTGTAATTTCAAGCTGATATTCACAAACACTTTGATAATCAAACATCAGGTAAATTCTCAAACACAGTTTTGATTTCTTGAAGCACCTGATGATTAGTTTTAAAAATAGTATTGCCTAATTGTGGTCCTGGTCGCCTAATGTCAATCAACCATTTCAATGCAGGGGTTGCAAACTCCAATACCCACGTGCCATTGTGCCCCAAATACAAATTGGGACATATTGAATACGGTTCGTTGTCGGCTTTGTGCATGTACACAGGAAAAAATTTCCCCAACCACAATTCACCAGTCAACGGGGTATCGTCTAAATGTATTCCAACTATTTCTACGTGTTTGTCTATAGCAATGTTGCCATCTGAGTTTAACACATGATCATGCACAGTTTTGCCATGGTGTGTGATTTTTAATTCGTGATTGCCGTCGTCTAGCGGCACATCAAATTCTAAACTGTCCTGTGCAACGTCATCATACAACAACATGTAGTCGTCAATGGTAACCTTGATCAATGGATCCCCTAGTCTTCGTTCTACTGCAAAGTTCAGTTGAATTTTCAATGTACCAACTCCTGAATTCTAGCCAAGCGTTCTTGATACTTGTCCATCAGCGTTTTGAGTTGATCATCGCCTTTCCAAAATGTGTATCCCAACTGTTCACAATGTTCTTGTATTTGTATTCTACGCATGATGCGTTTTTTATAAGTTAACTCAGTATTGGTCTCACATATCCAATTTGCCCCTTGCGGACGCTGATTGTTAATGCCAATTATGTTCAAAGTTTCTGGATGATCAAACATGGGTGTGCCTTGCTCTATGGTCAGCGTGGTGCCTAAATTTACACCAATGATGGTACCGTCTGCTACAAATCGTTGATACTTGGTCAGCAGATCCAACGATGCCTGATGGTCTTGTTCGGTCTCTGTGGGAAAGCCAGTGATCATTAAAAAATAAACCTGCATTTTGTTTTTGCTGTATTGCGCCATGTTGTAGTCAAGATCGTCCATGGTAAAATCTTTGCGCATGTCGGCTAGCACTCGATCACTGCCACTTTCAATACCCAACACCATGGTTTCTGCACCCGCTCGTGACATGTGTTCAAAATCTACGGGTCGCATGGCACCAGGCTTGCGCACAATGGCATGACTGCTGTAGGCAAAATGTCTATCAGGAAGATGGTGAGATTCATAATAGTCTATCAATGTTCGGTTAAATTGTCGAAAATCTTTCATACTACCATTGCACAATGCATCGTGAAAGAAGAAATCTCTCACACCGTATTGTTCATAGTAATGAATCATCTCGTTGGCCAATTGCGATCCTGATTTAACTCGGAACCCGCCATGTATAGTAGGAATATCACAAAACACACATTTTCTAATGCAGCCTCTGGAACTTTCTATTGGCAGTACACCGTGTTTACTGCCATTCTTGTATGACCTTATATCAAAGTCACTAAAATCCATCACAGGTTGGTCAGCAATGTTGCTACGTTCAGCAAAAAAATCAGTGTCTATTCCGGCCGCATTGTAGTTGCCTTGTATGATTGCTGGTATAGTAGTTTCAGCCTCGCCGCGTATCCAATGATCAATCAAGCCGAGTTGCTTGAGGTAATGTGCAAAAGTTGGACGATCTGCAAAACTTCCATTTTCTTCACGTATGAGTCCTTGACCGCCTATGATAACTTCACATGTAAATTGGATTCTAAATTTTTCTAAAAACTTTTCAGTAAAACGTTGTGCTTGCCAACTGAACACGCTGATCAATAGTTGTTTGGGCTGATATGCAGAAATCAATTCAATCCAGTGTTGAATGAGCCGATCAAATTCTATTTGAGCAGATGCACTGAGTTGTTTGTTTTTGATAAACAAGTACTCATCAATTTCATTCCACAGCACAGGATCACATTGTTGTTGAAATCTTGTGAAGTAATCTAAATTTATATCTAAGCATTTGCTGGTCACATTGTGTTGATTGAATAATTGTTTAATGATAGCAGGAGCCGCCGCAGGTCGTACTGCTGCTTTTCGTGGTACTGTTAAAATTATTGCATGGACCATAGTTTTTAAGCGATATCTACATCCGTGTTGTAACTGGTAAATCCGTTTTCTTTAACTACCTTGAGTATGTTCTCTACACGTCCGGCAAGTTCGTCTCTATGACTCACTAGCCAAATACTCTTGTGGCGTTCACGAGTCATCTTCTTCAACAGCGCCAAACTGGCTTCTACGCCTTGTGTATCTAGCCCCGAATCAATCATCTCGTCAATGAACAAGATGTTGATAGGGCTGTACAAACTTTCCCACACGTCACGAAATGCCCAACTCATACTTAGTATCAACCTATTGCGCTCGCCACGACTCAAGTTATCAAAGTCCAGTTCACGGCCTAATTCTTCAATGCTTACACTCAAATCGTTTTGGAACTTCACAGTGTGTGGCAATCCAATTCTATCCAAGTACCATGTTAGCCTTGCATTCAAATAACTCAAGTTCTGATCAATAATTTTCTTGCGAACAAAACTATCTTTGCTTGTGAGCAACTTCAACAAAAACTCTTGATGTTCTTGTACTCTAATGAGTTCGTTCAAATGATCATAGGTGACAGTTTGCAGGGCTTGATTCTCCATGTCTGAGATTTGATCAGTGTAGGGATCTGTTTCTGCTTGTTTGCTTTGAATCTGTTGTTGCAATGACTCTAAGGTACTGCGATGTTTGAACGCATCATCTTCGTTGTCATAGAACATGGTGGGAGGTTTGCCCAGCACACCCAGGTCAGTGTGTGCTGTTTGCAGTTCGGCCAACACGGCTGTGTGTGCTACTGAGTTGGTATCAGCATCTGCTAACTCGCGTTTTTTATCTGCCAGCACCTTGGTGTGTTTGACGTCATGAAATTCCTGTCCACAAGTGTGGCATGTGTGTGCTTCTAAACTTTCAATCTCTTTCACAAGTTTGGCAATGGTCTTTTCTTCACGCTGGATATCCAGTTTGGTTCTGCTGATTTGTGTGGCCAGGTCATTGATGTCACGACGGCGTTGATCCCAGGCCGAATGTTGTTTGTGTGCGGCAATTTCTGCATCAATGTCAATGTTCTGTAAAGATTGCAGTGCGGCGTGTAGTCGGCCAAGGTCTTCTGCATGCTTGGTGGTCCACATGACATGTCTGCGCTTCAAACTTTCAATCTGTTCTTCAATGCGTTTGTTGGCTTCTTGCACAGCACGTATTCTAAATTCTTCTTGTGTGATGGCATCCTTGGTACCACGGTTGAGTTCTTTGATGCGGTCAGCACGTTCACTCAACATGGTGATGCCCAACAACTGCTCAATTATGGTGCGTTGATCGTTGGCCTTCAAACTCAAGAACGGCTCAGTATATGTGTTTAATGCCAAGATGTGCTTGAACATGTCATGACTCATGCCAAACACTGATTCAATGGCGTCTTGTGTTTCGCGGCTGTCGCCTTGTGCATCATCTGTGGCAGTTTGTTGTTCGCTGTCTACATAGAAACGCAACACATTGGGTTTGCGTCCACGTTCAATCTTGTATGTTTTACCATTCACAGCAAAGTCAAGACTGACCAACATGCCCTTGCCATTGGTTTTGTTTACTAGATTGTCCTTGCGAATGTTGCTCAATGCCTGTCCGTACATGGCATAACTCAGTGCATTGATAATTGTGGTCTTGCCTGTGCCATTGCGACTGCCGTCGCCACCCAGATCCAAGTTTTCGCCCAGCACTAATGTAAGATCTTGACGGTCAAAGTCAATGCCTTGTGTGGCGTTGCCCACACTCATAAAGTTTTTAACAGTGAGATTTTTAATTTGGATCATATGTACATTATAAACTTTATTTTGATATTAATCAACCAGTGGTATAAGATCTGCAAATTGTGGTAATACAGTATGGAAAGACTCGCCTCGATAACGATCTTGATTAAGCATGGTACGTTGAAATTCTACAAGTAAATGAGAACGGTCTTCTAGCCACATATAATCAATAACGTTTTGCCATTCTTTTATTAGAAGATTGGCATCTTGTGAATTCAACCATGTTATATGATTTTTTATAATTGCTTCTAGTCTTTTTTTATGATGGGATGGAACAACCTGCACAGAAAAAAAACCTTCAAATATTTGTTGAGCTATTGAAAATTGATTAATAGAAATTAAATTACGCTCTGTCCAATTACGTTGTAGTTCTATTAGACTTTCAATGTTTAAAAATCCCACAGTGGAAGTAACTTTAAAGTTTACATGAGGAGATTCGTGTTGTACACGAATCAAATTTGATTCAATTGTAGACCAAACTGTTCCGTGTCGTAGATATTCTGCAATTGTTCCGTGAGCATCTAAACTGGCGCCAATGGTGATATCAGAAAACTTTTTCCATATACTAGTAAAATTGCTTCCTCGAAAATCAAGTTGCATAAAATTCGTATTGTAAACTACACTGAGATCGGTATTTTTAATTTGCACCAGCTCATTGATTATGTCAAAGTGTTCAGGGGCTAACAATGGTTCTCCGCCTGCAAAATAGATATGTTCTAAATTAGGTAACAATAACAATAATTCTGACATTACTGTTTTTCGTTGACGGCTATTTAGAGCAGGCCAGTCGACATTGTATATTCCTTGAACTTCTTGTGCAATGGCGCTACTGAGGTGTGGGCCACAAGATCTGCATTTGAGATTGCATATTTTGTTAATACGTATATCAAGTGATATTAGTTTATCTTGATCAACAAGTTCGGTAACACTTGGTGTTGGCATTTGATACAGTTCGTTGTAATGTAATCTGTGTGATTTTATACCATTTTTTTCTTTAACCCAACAGTGTTGGCATTCTTTTGGGTGTTTGCCAGTTAATAATCCCTGCCGTAATCTTTGAAAATTTTTATTATTGTAAATATTAGACAATTTATCTTGATCAATGTTACCCAATGGATAGTCTGTGTTTCCATCACAACACGGCAATATGTTTCCGTCAGGATTGATATAAAGATGTATCCATGGCATCACACAAAAAGTGTTGCCAAATGTTGGAAATATTGGATGATAGTCGCCTGGAACTATCACATGATTTATAATATTAGAATGATCAGGAGAACTCAACTCTTCTGCAATATTTTTATTGGTAGTGACCACAGTCACAAAACAACTAGTAATGTCTACGACTGTCAATGCCTTTTGTATAATAGTTGTGTAGTTACCTCGCTGGTCATCGTACTCATAAACGTCACCGCAGTCTTGGACAAATATCAACCGTTCGTGTGATTCAAAAGAATCTTTATGATGTTGATATAACCAATTGTATAAAATTTTTTCACCGTCTTTGTCAAGTAACGTAGAATAATAAAATGTACCGAGAACATCATATTCTTTTTTGAGTTGTTCTACTGCATTGTTTAATTCAATCATAAGTTTTGATAAATCTGCAACAATAGTTTGTTGTCGTAGAATTCTGATTCAATGTTTGTTAGTTGGTCAGTGACAATTT